AAAACATACTCAAATGCCACCCATTGATTTCCGAAGAACATTTTAACACGGTCCCATAGAGAAAGTTTTTTCTTTCTAACTATAGCGTAACGAGCATTTGTTCCGTGTAACTTACGAGTTATAACAACCTCATCTTCTTCACTGAACATATCTGGTACATTCTTCTGATTAGGAAACTTGTAATACACTTTGAAGTTAGGATTTTGGTGGTATTTTATTTTACGACCACCAACACTTAACTGAACGGTTTTAACTGGGGGTTCAAACTTAGTTATCCCAAGTATAGTCATCATATCATCACCTTCATTTACGTTATTCTCCAAAGATTTTGGTGCCAAGTATTTGAATGGTATTAATAAACACTCGGAATAAACACCACGAAGTTTAACAGTACGTACTCTTTGTCCTTTGCGAAGGTAGTTAGTTACTTCCATTAAGTCAGATAGTGCTTGTGGTATTACCGCGTCAGTAGTCGCAACAACAACCTTATCTCCAACCTGGTATTCACCTTTTTTAGTTATGGCATTCCACCCACCAACAGTAACTAACTCTATGTTATCAGCATTTGGTATTTCAGACACGGATCCTATTTTTCCTACGTATGCTACGCTATTTTGATTTTCCATTTTTATATATTTTCAAATTCTTCTTTTACTGAATCTATTTCTTCTTTCAACCTTTCAAGTTCTTTGGATAACATTTCTTTAATAGCTCCTTTGTTATAAAGACTAACCTCATCTTTTCTTGGAAAAGACCCTCCTATTGAGTAACCAATTGTTACACCTAAAGAACAAGATTTTAACGCAGATTCCAATTTATACTTCTGTCTTTCCAACCTATCAAGATCTTCTTTAACTTTTTTCGCTTGTTCAAATTTTTCTAATTCCATAATACAAAGGTATAAATTGTTTTTTAATTATTCAACGTCGTCTTCAAGATATTTCTTCATAGATCTTGGTTCAACAAAATCCCACTTCTTACTTTCAAATTCTTCAATCCATTCTTTCAAATCTTCTCTTGTCCATATTGGTCCAAAAGAAGGTCTGTATTGGAATGGTACATTATCTTTATTTTCCCACTCATCAAGTCGTTGTGTTACATCATCAATAAAGTTTTTAGTTTTAGTGTGTTTAATCCACTCTCTGTAATCATCCTCGGATTTAATAAACATAACATCACCATAATTATAAAACTCCATTTCAGGAAATTCTAAATTTGGGTTGTTAGTATAAACATCAACAATACCATTGTCTCCATTATATGAATCACAAAGTTCTCTTAAAGAATATAAACTACTTGGTCTTTCTTCCCAGACACTACCGAACTGACGGACAGAACAGATATACAAATACCCATCTTCATAAGAATTTATTTTATATTCAATTTTATTTCGTAATGAAATAAGTTCGTCCATTGTTAGTTTATCTAAGTTCATAGTATTATGTATGTTGATGAAGCATTATGTACCATTCTAATTTTTTCAAGTATTTCTTCTGGCGTTTCTTTAACTTTGAATCCTCCGTTATTATGTGTTGTTACACCAACAACTGTATGTTTTTTTGTTGCCGGTTCTCCTTGATGCCACATTTGACTTTCCTTTACTTCATAAAAATGTCCAATTTCATTAATATTAACGTAAATAAAACTATCGTCTTTATGGGATGTTAATTTAATTAATTTCATATCACAAAGATAAATGTTTTTTTGCATTTTCCAAAAATAATTCAATATTTTTTTTACCAACAGGATTTGCCGAATGGACCAAATATTCCGGTAATGGTTGGTTTTCATCCGCACAATATTCAACAAGGAATTTCGCACAGTCAAGACCAGTTTTTTCTTTGATGTTGTCGTAATCCAAAATTCCTTTGGTTGCAACATTTCTAAAATATTCATCCATTGCGGTATCACCAAGATCGTGATCAAATGATATAAACTCAGGAGCACCATTTACTTCTAAGTATTGTATGAACTCGTCATAATTTCTTACAACATCCCAATCATTCTCCCAATAAAACTTATTATGTTTATCCGGCACCAATCCAATTGCGTCCTTTGGTGACCTCACGTCATCTAAAAAGAGTTTACAATTCTTCATATAATCCATTTTCTTCATCGTCTTTCATCATTTGTGTTAGTCTAGCTTCTCTTGAATATCTTCGTATAAGTTTGAAAATCTCTGTAATATCTGTAAATTCAGATACAGGACTATCGTTTCTACCAGGAAGAAATATCAAAGTAAATCCGTGATTTGCCTCAAACTTTTCGGTAACTCTTATACCACAGATTTCATCAATATAAACCCAAGGAAAGTTTCCTGATAGTTTCACATCAATTCCAATTTTTTTCAATCTCTCAACAAACCTTGTGATCTTATCGCCAGTTAGTTTTGTTGCACTTTCAGTTTCCACGTAAGTTCCAAATTTAGTTTCTTTTGTTTTCATACTAGAATTTTTCCATTCTCTCCAAGTATCAAAATCTTTAAGTTTTTCTAAAAACTCATCATCCATTTCTTTGGCTTGTTCAAATAATTCATCAAACCTATCCCAATTTAAGTTAAGAAATGTTGTATCACCATCTTTTTCAAATTGTTCTTTTAACCATTCTAGTGTTGTCTGTTTTACTTCCATAACATTCTAATTTTTTATTTTTAACATTCCACAAATCTTTTTTTCCCTCAGTCATATGACAATTGTGTTTCTTACCGGTTCTCTCAGCAAAATCAACAATCATATCGTTATGACGATTACGAATAAAGTGTGGACATTCTTTACAAGGTTTTTTCACCTCACAAAGATAAGAAATATTTTTTAATAAAACAAAAAATCCCTCCGTAAAGAAAGGATTTAATTTTTTTGTTGTATAAACGAAATAAAACTTCTTCTATACATTAGTTATGTGTAATAATTTTTTACCTTGTCTCTATTTTAATTTCTATAAAAGATGTCGGTATATCATACCATTCAGCAACAAATTTTCTATCAATATGATTTTTACTTCTGTGTATTACTCTACCATTTCTGGTATCAATAGCAACCCACTCGGTGGATATTTCTTTTTCTTTATATCTTTTTGGTTTTACATCATCGATTATTAAATCTAATAATTCTTCATATTCATCCTCATCAAAAAAATCCTCAACATCTTCAATGTCTTGTGATGTTAATTCTAATACTTGATATCCAAAATCATCGTGATACTCAACTTTGTAATCAAATAGATAATCACCATATTCTAATTCACCTTCAATTATAATAGGTGAATCATCATCATCTTCATCTCGTTTATATTCATTAGTAACACTTTCATTCAAATTGAATTTTTTGAATGTATCTATATATTTTCTCATGTCTTTACCCATAGTTTTATTTTTATACATAAATACTCAAAATTTAAATTTTAACCTTCCACAAATCTTTTTTTCCTTCTGTCATATGACAATTGTGTTTCTTACCAGTTCTTTCGGCAAAATCAACAATCATATCGTTATGACGATTACGAATAAAGTGTGGACATTCTTTACAAGGTTTTTTCACCTTACAAAGGTAGGGAATTAAATTTGATTAAACAAATTATTTGGGGGTTATTCTATACTTAAAAAAGGGTATATTACTTTTAATTTTTTTAACATCCAAAATATCATCATAATTTACTTTTAACATTTCCTCATAAGAAAGTGTATAATCATTATCGTCGTAATTTGATGTTAATTCATCACCTTTTTTAATATTTTTTATTGTTTTACCATAAATCTTATTACCAATTCTGGTGTTTTTAATATTTGGGTTATAACTGTGATTTAAATACCTCAATGGTTCACCACCAAAATATGATCTACCCTCAATTATTGCATATAAATAAGTTGTATTTTTTTTAATATCTTCTTTTGCAAAAAGACCTTTTCCGGCAATTTTACTTTTTTTTACCTCAATTTTATCATAAATTGAGTTATCTAATTTTTTTTTATCTGACTCTGTAATATAATTATAACTAGTTTGGATTGGTCTTTTACCGTATTTCTTTTCAGTAAGTTTCTGGTGTAATTCCCAATCTAATATAGATTCATTTGTTTGACCTTTTTCGTCAGGAATTAATGAATAAACTTTTGATATTCTTTTAATTAGTTTTGTTGCAACATAATTAAATCTTTCACATTCATCTTTGAAAAAGTCCATCTCTCTATTTTCATATTTTGTTACGTGATTACGATATTTGTTAAGAAGTTTTGTTTTGCTTTCTGATGGTGCTTTTCCTCCAAACAATTGTGAAAAAGGTCCCATTTTTGAAAACATAGTTTCTTCATGGGATAAAATATATTTTTCAAAAAATTCCATTTTTGTGTTTGATAAATTAATATAAACTAACTCTAAAACCATTTTTATATTTTCTTTGGGTGAATTTTCTTTTGGATTTTCTCCGGCATGTTCAAGTAAAGCAAAAACTCTATCCATTTGATCATATAAACTTTGTATTAAGTATTCAAATGAAAAATTTTGTATTCTTTTTAATTCTTTAATTACATCATCATTCATTAAAAATTCATAAAAATTTTCTCTTGTAATTCCTTTTTGAGTCATTCTTGATGCAACTTCTGTTGGTCTAACTACATTTTCTTCATTTTGAATAAAATAACTATATCTCATAAATTCATTAATAACTGGTATTCCAAAGTTTAATCTACCTGAAGAGTAAGTTTGGTAATCCGCAGTATCACCGGCTAATCCTTTTGTTTTTTTACTTCTTTTAAATCTGTGCATTAATTCATGAGCCATTGTTGATATATGTTGTGTTTCATATTGTATAAAACTATTATATAAATCACTTGGTTGCCATCCTTCTGGAACAATAAACTGAATAAATAAATCAATAGTTGATGTTTCAGCGTTAATTTGCATCATAATACCCTCATCAAAATTAAATTCATTTCCAACACCCATTGAAGCAATTACAGCTTCAGTACCATCATATTCCTCTAATTCTTCAACTTTTATAAGTAAATTTAAATTTGTAAAATTTACATCAGAAACCCTTAAATCAATTTCAATATCTTCAAATAAGTATTTTTCTTTATTTGAGTTAATTTCTTTTAATTTACTCTTAACAATATCATATAGTACTTTTCCTTCATCAAGAATATTTTCTGGAACACCTACGGCCTCTTTGATTAATTTTAATTGAGATTCTGTTATAATGATTTTCATAATAATAAATATAATGGAGTTGTGATTTAACCCACAACTCCTATTAAATCATCTAAATGGTGGTCTCCGGACATATCAGAACCTATTGGTCTTTTATCCATCATTTTAATGATATCTGAAATATCATATGGGTCCATACCATTTCCGTCAACACCAACATCCATTCTTCTACCATTACCAAATTTACGGTGTTCTGGTAAATGTACGTGACCGTGAAGGTGAATTACACCTTTGTTAAGTCCGTGCCAACTTTGTAATGGATAGTGACACAATACAAAACTTCTATCATTAATTTTAACTTCAAGGTAATGGCTGACACTTAAAAACCGATTTCTTATATCACCTCGGTTATTCTCAATATGATAATCGTGATTTCCTAATATAAGATGAATGTTTTGACACACCAATCTATCAAGGAATAATCCGATATTATCAAATCCACCAAATGAAACATCACCAAGCATTATCAAAGTGTCGTCCTGACCAACAAAATGGTTTATACCATCAACAAGTCTTTCATTCATTTGTTCAATGGTTTGAAAATCTCTTGTTGAGTCTTCCGGTATTTGACCATCCTGGGTTCTCCAGTTTGTTACACCTCGTACAATATTTTTGTGTCCGTAATGTGTATCCGATGTTATGAATACTTTTCCTGTTGTTAATATTTTTTTAAAACTCATAATTTTTTTTATTAAAGATTAAAATCATTTTGTTCTGTTATTTGTTTATTAAAATATGTCATATAATCACTAATTCTTCTTGGTGAGGTTGTTGGATTAATTGTAATTTCATTACTTGGTTCTACTGGTATTCCATACGGTTCAGATGTCCACGTACTTTTATAACGATTAACATCCATTAAATTTCTTATTCTTTCAACTAAGTTTGAACTATTAATTGTTTCGTTATTACCTTGATGAATATTAATTATATCTGAAATAGATACTGGTTTATTTCTGGTTTCACCATAAATCAAATCAATTGTTCTTTCATTTTTTTGTAATTCTTTTCTAATTTTTAGAAAAATTTCATCAGGTATGAAATCTATAAACATTGGACTAACTTCACTATCGTCTGCATTCCAACCTTGGAATTTATCGTTATTATAATCTCTTGAGAATGCAATTTTAGTATCAGTTTTTTTATTAATGCAATAAATTAACCTATGTGTTTTTAAATATTTGTCCCAATATTTTTCTTGTGTTGTACACCATTTAGTATTTGAACCATAAACTCTTGAAGCATCAAAACTTAATGGTGTTAATACTAACCAGGTATCGTCTTCGTGTATTTTTAAAATTTCTTTTTCAAGTTTTTTTCTATTCTCAATTTCTTCAGCAAGTAAGACAGATTCGTTTAATTCTAAAAAATTACTATATTGACTAATATCTTTTTCTTTTATTCTATTGGCTCTTGAATGTCTTTCAAATTCATTCAAAGCTTGAATCTCATTTGACCCAAACAAAGATACTCCAAGATAACCTTTAAGTTCATCTAGGTTTGGACTATAGTATTGATTATCTCTTTTAAAATTTTTAATTAAAAACTCAGTATACTTGTAAGTACCAGTTGGGTCCAATGATGTTATAATATCAATTAATGATATATTCAAATCCGGATGTTGTTCTTTTAATTTGTCTAATCTACTCATAATTTATACTCAAAACGATTACGCATTTGTTCTATTTTATCTTCTGGAACATTATGTTCGTTAGTTCCTCCGTGTCTGTTTTCAACAATCACAGTAAAAACTTTATATCCATATTTTTTTGCTAATTCAAAGTATGGTTCCATTTCCCATTCTTGTGTAAATGTGTTTGAAACCGTAATTCTATTAACATTAACCTGGTCACCTTTTGTTCTCATCCAGGCTTCAGTTTGTACTTTACAATATTCGTGAGCAAACTTAATTTTTGACCCATCAAATTTGTAATTACCTTCACCATCAATAAAGTATTGGTCGGCTTCAACTATTATTGAGTTTAGTGTTCTGGCAAATGTTGTTTTTCCTGATCCCGGTCAAGGCACCCCCCTAACAAGAAATAAAATCTTTTCGGGGAGTGTTGTATTTTTTTCAATATTCATATATTTATTATTAGAGGTATTCTTGATACTGAATACAAATATACTAAAAAAATATTATTATGACAAGTTTTAAAAGGAAATGTCCAAAATGTGAATGTGAAATAACATACACAAACAAATATAATATGTTAAATGCGGAAAAAAAATTATCTAAATGTAAAAGTTGTGGGTTAAAAGAAATAATGACAGATGATGTTAAAAAAAGAATGTCAGAAAGAGTTAAAGGAGATAAAAACCCAATGTTTGGTAAATTTGGTGAATTAAACCCATTTTTTGGTAAAAAACATAGTGAGGAATCAAAAATAAAAATGCACGAAAATCGTGATTATAGTGTTTATAAAACAGAAGAATTTAGACAAAAAATATCTAAACTATCAAAAGGTAATAATAATCCAATGTATGGTAAATATTTTTATGATGTCTGGGTTGAGAAATTTGGGAAAAAGATTGCTGATGAAAAAATGATAGAGTATAAGAAAAAACAATCTCTATTAAATCGTGGTGAAAAAAATAATATGTATGGAAAACCATCACCAAAAAATTCTGGAAATGGGATTTGTGGTTGGTATAAAGGTTGGTTTTTTAGAAGTTTATTAGAATTGAGTTATATGATATTTGTAATTGAAAGATTTAATTTATCTTGGGAGTCCGGTGAAATTGAAAAATATAAAATTCCGTATAATTTTGATGGTATTAATAAAAATTATTTTCCTGATTTTGTTATAAACGAAAAATATGTTATAGAATGTAAACCAAAAAAATTATGGAAAATAAAAATAAATGAAGTTAAATTTAAATTCGCTAAAGATTTTTGTGATAAAAATAATTTAATATTTAAAATTAAGGATGTTACTAAACTTAAAAAACCGGAATTGTTTAATTTAATTTCAAATGGTGATGTTGTTTTAACAAATAAATGGAAAGATAAACTCCAATAAAACAAGAAAGGGAACAAATTTGTTCCCTTAATTTGGGTCGACATTGAATGTCAACTCTCCACCACCTTGTTTTTATAGAACAAGGAAACTATTTTGTAACCAAAGCTTCAATCTTGGATCTAACCTGTTCTGTTAGAGTAATTTCTTTTGTGTTTGTTACAATAATACAGTTAACTAGTGTATTTGCCGGTATGTTAATATAAAATGTTTCGTTATTAAAAAAAGATAAGTTTTCTTTAAGTTCAACACTTGCGTGGACCATTTTCAAAAATATTCTGAATTGTGTTTGGTCAACAAATGTTTCATTAAGTAATTCACCGTGAGTTTCGTGTATGATTCTTATGTTGTGTCCTATTTTCATAATACAAATATAGGTATTTTATTTTAATAAAACAAAAAATCCCAAAAATTATTTTACTAATCTTTGGGATTGTTTTTTCTTAACCAGCTAATAAGTTGAAAGGGTGGTTTTAAGTTTTTTTGTGTACTATAAATATATAGTAATTTACCAAAAATCAACTTTTTATAATATTTTTTCAATAATTTTTCTTAATTGGTCATTATTTTTATTTATTGGTAAGTCTTTTTTTGAAAAATACTCACATTTTGTATGTTCGTGACCATCTTTTGCTTTATCTAAATCCGGTTCCAATTCTTTATTTGATTTATGTAAAAATACAAACATAATACCTTTTTTTAATTTCATATCATTTTGATATATGTGTAATAAACCAACTAAATTTAAATTACCGGATAACTTTAAATTTGTTTCTTCTCTAAATTCTCTAAGCGCTCCTTCTTTTGGGTCTTCACCTTTTTCTAAATGTCCAGATGGTACCGACCATTGATTTGGTAATGATTCTTTTGGTCCTCTTTTACACAATAGAACTTTGTCTTTATGTTTAACAATTATTCCACCATATCTTTTAAATTGACCCATATTACTATATTTATATAAATATGGAAGTAATTGTAAATAATAATTTATTTAATGTTAAAGTTATGATGACCAGAAAAGACATTGAATCTGGAATGATGGGTAAAAAATTTAACCGTGACTTTAATGGTATGTTATTTATAATGGATGATAAACCACATTCTTTTTGGATGAAGAATTGTATAATACCTCTTGATATAATCTTTATTAGAAATAATAAAATAATAAAAATTCATAAAGATTGTCCACCTTGTAAATCAGAAGACTGTGATAGATATGAAGGTGAAGGTGATATGGTTTTAGAAATAAATGGTGGTGACTGTGATAAATATGATATCGTTGAGGGTGATAAAATCCTAATCGACTAATTTATTTTCTAGGTTTTTAATGTGATGATCAAGATACCATTTAGCTTTTCTTAAATCTTCAAGTTCTTTATCTGGGTCTTTTTTACCGGCCCTTGAAATATACTTAACAGTATTACCTAATGAGAATCCCAAATCCCAAGCATCAATAACTTTTATTGCTTCATAAATATTTGTCTCTCCACCATAATGATTTGGGTGATTTACTTGTTCTTTATTTTGTTTATCAAGCATTTAAAATTTCTTTTTGTTTATAATAATTTTCTAAATTTTGTTTTTGGTTTACGTAAGCAATCAATTTTCTTTTGAACATCGGAAGTAAAGTTTCGTTTATTGGAAACTCACCTCTACTTATCATTTCAAAAACTGGTAATTTTGTTTTATTTTCAACATTCCACTTGCTAAGATTATTTATTATTTTTGGTATTGTCAAATCATTTTTTTGTTCGGAATATATTAAATTTGTTAGTACAACATTCTCTGGTGAACCTTTTGCTGCCGGTTTGTTTTCAAATTCCCAAACATATAACTTGTTTTCTTTTTTATCAAAGAAATAAAAATAACCTTTCGGTTCTAAAACATTTTTTTTATTCTTTTTAACTTGTAAATGAACACTATCAAAAACAAGTTCCCATACTGATTTTGCAAAACCAAAGTATTCAAACATTCTTGGAGCCGAATATGTTAAAATTTTTATAAATTCTTCATATTCATCTTTTGACATTTCCGGAACATCTTTGATTTTTAAATCTTTAACAAGTAATTCATCATCAACTGTTGTGAATTTTTTTGTGGTGTATAAAAGTTTTTTATCTTTTACAAGTGTTTGGACATTTGCTAAATGTAATGATAACTCAATAAATCCTGGATATAATTCCATATTATCCAGTCTTTCGCCCATCTTTTGAAAATACGATAAAAGTTTATATTCTTTGTGTTCTCTGTCAATTGGTTTCTCAAACATCCAATCGGTGTTCATTAAAAATTCTATTTTCTTTTTTCTTGCCATTTGACATAATAATAGTGATATAATATTACCTGTAAATATTAATCGGTTCTCATTACAATATAATAGGTACCATTAATATTAATTTCGTCATAGTTTCCATCATACCCATTAAGTGCACTACCATAATCCGACTCACTAATTAAACTTTCTAATAAATCATCTTTATCAATAAAACTTATCATAGCTCTAAAATCATAACCCATTTCTTCTAAAAATCCAAATGGGTCTCTTCTTATATCATCTAATCTATCTTCTACAGCTTCCTCAATTTTTTCTTCATTTGGTTCACCATCTGGATTATCTTTTATTTCTTCTATTTCATATTCAATATCTGAAATTCTACTATCACGGTCATCTTGGTGGTCTTGTGTATCTTCATCATCATATATTTGATGTGGTGACACTACTTGACCATCTTTATATAAAACCCAATTACTTCTATTTGGGTCAGTACTTGTGTTTTTATATTGGAATCTATTACCTTCTGCGTCTTCAAAATCAAACACATTACCATCTTCTCTTGTTGGTTCGGATATTGGAGCTCTTACGCCTTCATTTTTATATACCCACTTTTCCATTTCAAGTAACCAAATTTCTTCTTCTTGGTCATCACTTAAATCTTTTTCAATACCATAATTATCCGGGTCCTCTCTTACCCACTCATCAACCAAACTTTCAAATTCATCGGCAACTTTATCACCGTCAAGATGATATGAAATTGTATCACTATTAAGATATGATACTGGGTCATCAACATACTCTTGGTAATAAGTTCTCATTGATTCATCAGCTTCACTTTCTGTTCCAACAGCAATTACAA